TCTTCCCCTCTCACCGGGGATTGTTTCATGTGAAACACTACAACATATTGCTATCTAAAGACAAGTATATTCATTTCCTGCAACTTGTCAAGGGTTCACAACAATGCTATCCAAAGAAAGGCATCTATATAGTTGCCACCACTAAACGGCGTTTTTTTATAGCCTTGCCGCGCTTCTTCTTTTTGGCTTTCGGTTTAGGAACACTAACAATGACCTTTACTAAATCTTTAAACTTCTCAAATTCTGTTTTCATATTTCCTCTTTCAAAAATTCAGGCACAGGAAAGCCAATGTCATACCAAGCAGCCCGCAACACGCCTTTAAACTGGGCGTCTCTCAATGAACATGATCCTGCAATCGCTCGAATGGTTTTATGGAGTTTTACTGCGTCATTAAGTTCAACTCTAATATCACTAAACTCTTGGAGGCATTTTGTTCTTTCGCGCCCATTTTCCCATGTATATGTGACTGCCCTTAATTGCAATCCATATAATCCGCGTCTTTGCCACCAAATCAACAAATCTTTTTCAATGGCTTGTTTTATGTTTTTTTTCATAAATCCTCTTCGTAATAATAATGCTCCCATTCGCGCGCTGTTTCCTCTGTGCCATCTTGCAATTCCCCGATTTCCAAAACTTCGCCACACTCTTTACAGATGGCGCGAAATTCCGACTCTTCTGGTTCTTCCCATGTTTGAGGAGAAACAACTCTGCCTTCAATCCAAACTGCCGTGTGTTGGCAATCGCTCATTAGACCGCCTTTCCCCAAAATTTCAACTGCTTGAATGTCTCATTTGCAGTGAGTTGATCGTAGGTAATGCGCTTGCCAGTTACCATGTGAACAACCAAAGCAAAGCGAACGGAGTCGGTTGTTTTGCGATTATTAAAGCGAAAGGTCTGCTCATCCAAATATCTGAAAAGATGCTCAGTATCACAATTGACATAAGTACCGCGCAAAGCCCTCTTGAACAAACTCCAAAAGTTCTCTATGCCGTTTGTGTGGACATTGCCACGCACGTATTCAGTAGCGTGGTCAATCGTTTCGTGAATATACTCGGCAGTCAAGCCGTCATAAGATTTGAAGGCATCAGTATAGAGATTCGTGCCCTGTTCAACATTTTCGCGGATAAGATTATGAAGGTTTTTCTTCTTTGCCTTCTTGACTACTTTGGTTCTGACTTGTCCATTTCGCTCCAAAAGACCAACAACGATAGCTTTACCAACCGCACCACGTCCTTGCTTTTCTCGGTCTGCAATTTTCCCTTTGTGCATGTTTTTGACCTTGCCACCCACATAGGTTTCGTCAACTTCGACATGTCCAGAAAGTTTATCAAACGTACCAGCCTGCATAGCCAAGCGGATGCGATGAAGCATAAACCAAGCGGATTTTTGAGTGATACCCAAAGCGCGATGCAATTCCATAGAGCTGATTCCATTCTTTGCATTGGCAATCATCCAAATGGCAGAAAGCCACTTATCCAAAGTGACGGGGGAGTCCTCAAAGATAGTACCAACTTTGACAGAGAAATCCTTTTTGCAGGATTTACAACGCCAGATTTTACGGGCGGTCAAGTAATAATTCTCTTTGCTCTCGCAATGCGGACACGTAACACCGTCAGCCCATCTCATGCTTGCGATGAAGTCAATAGAGTTTTGGATGTCTGAAAAGTATATGATTGCTTCTTGTAAGGTTTTAGGATATTTATTCATGGTTATTTCCACGCCGCGACATAGCGGCTTAATTGTTGGCAATTCTTTTCGTCGTAATCGTATTGAAATTCCAAGACTACGGCTTTCCCTAAAGACACATTATTCTCACGAAGCCATTTATTGGCGGCTTTCTTCAAACCAGATTTACCTTCCCATTCCCGTACGCCCTGCCAGTCCCACATTCCATGACACCATTTTGCGACATACTTACCAGCTTCTCGGACTGTCAAAATTTCTTCGGTTCCCGCGAACCAAAACAGTATTTTTTGGTCTAGTTTCAATTGAGGAATTTGGTTTTTCATGTTTGCGGTTCCTTTCGTGCTTAGATTCTAGCACGATATACCCGTGGTGTCAAGTATATAAATGCCCAAAAAATACACAGGCATCAACACCCACCGCCTCTCCAACCTCCTCCACTGCGGCATCTGCGGATCCCGCTGCTGGGTCCAATACCCCGGCGGCTTCGCCAAAGACTCCTCCCGTCAATGGACATGCTCCCAAGACCACGCCCACGTCACCCGCAAAGACACCGAACTCCTCCCCGCCTTTGTGGATGAACTCACGCGCCTCCTCACCCGTGCCCAAGCTGCTCCCATCCCTCAGCCTGATACCAGCCCCGACCTCCCCGCCATCCAAACCACCATCACCGAACTCAACGCCCGACTCCAACGCATCCAAGAAGCCTACGAGTCCAACGCCATGACCCTCCCCGAATACACGGCACGCAAGTCCCAACTCAAAGACCAACTCACCCAGGCACAGGCGCAGCTGCACCACAACCAAAACCAACAACACCGCACCGCCACCCGCCTCCAGATCATCGGCGGCTTCCAAGGCATCCTCAAACAGATCCCCGCCTACATCACCCAAGCCCCACCCCAAGAAGTCAACACCCAACTCCGCGCCTTCATCCACAAGATCATCATCACCCCCACCACCGTCACCATCGAACTCATACAATAAATGAAGAGAGACCCCTACCAAAGGGGTCTCTCTTTTGCCCAACGATTAGGAGTCGAACCTACCGCTTACCTTCGAATCACTGCGCTGCTCTGCCGTTGAGCTATGAAGGGCACCCCCCCATTATAGCAAACTCTTATTAGTCTATGTCCATAGAATAATAAGAGCCTACGCCCTTCTCCTTCTATAAAAAAGCGGACCCCCATCCTTGCGCAAGCGGTTCGATGGGGGTCCTATCAATAGGGTTATCGTGATCAAATGTGGACGGACAGGGTGAGGGGGGGGCACCCTGTTCCATCCACAAGAAGATTTTATCATAGTTCCGCGTCCACGGTAAAGTGAAGAACGATACGACTGCCAACACCTGTGCCCGCAGCCCCCACACAGCTCGCATAAAGAAAGCCTGAACCAGAATATGTCACTGAAATGGACGAACAATCTGCGCCAGCATCGGCATCTCTTGCTTGTGCGTTTGCAGCATTGGGGTTGAACGTCGTGATCGTAGGGGTTGTTTGCCGAACGGGAACATCCTTGGGTTGAAAATATATTGCCGCAGCACCCGCTTTTGTGCTGACAAACCGAAACGCACCCGCTGCCACGTTCTGCGCCGGAGCCGTATCAAGGGCGAATGTTTTCCAATAATATCGCTGACATAATTGAATTTCCATTCCAACAGGTCGCGGCGACCAACTTCTCAAAGCGGTTCCATAATACAGTCCTGCCTCTGCCATGCTCACCGTATCGTTCACTGCCACATCCGCATTCGACCAGATCATCACCAACAGGTTCTTCGAGTTAGTTGGGAAAGTTCCCGTAAATTGGAAGGTCTGCCAGCTGGTCGTCACCGCGCAACTCATCGGCGTCCCGATCACAGCCAGGTTCGTCCCCAGGGTCGGGTCGGTCGAATCCGCATTCCACGAACTCACCACCGCCGGGATCGTGTCTGCCGTTCCCCCGGTTTGAAGTTCAACGATTGCCATCCGCATCGTCCGCGCCGCGCTTGATTTCATGTCGATCTGAAAACTCAAATCACTTCCACGAAAGCGCAGCGTGTCCAGGTTTTCCAACGGCTGGCAGATTAGGAACTTCCCCGCATTCGTGAGCTTCTTGAACTCCCCGTAATAATTGGAAGTCAGATCCGTCTCTCCCGAAGCGTCCACCCGCCGGTATTGCAGGTCAGCATTCTCACGGTAACACTTCCAGCGATCCGGTCCATACCCACCGTCCGCGATCGTCGTCAATGTTCCAGGAGCCTGCCTTTGCGCTAGGATAAAACCGCCATTTAGCAGCTTGTTCTCCACATCGTTCACTGTGAACGTAGGCACTTCCGCGATCAACCCGCCCGGCTGGGTCGAGTCATATTTCAAATAGGTTCCATCCGCACCCGGAGGGAACACAATATACGTCCCATCTCCTGACCCCACCAAGATCTCGCCCTTCTGCGTGAACACCTGGTTGGTGATCCCACTCGGCAGGTTGAACTCCAAGATCCGCACCCGCAGCACCACCTGCTTCTGTACAGTAATTTGATTCGATTGCTTCTCAACGACGATGATCATCTCACACCACCCGCACCGCGCCCATGCGCACCACTTGCTTACCGCCGGTATCATACAAAAACACCAGCCGAAAGATCGCCGCCTGCCATTGGTAGGCATCCACTTCCGCCGCCGTCAAATTCAAGTTGAACTGACCACTCGCTGGCGTGTTGATGATCCGGGTTCCGTCCGTCTCCAGCCGGTCCAACTCTTCCCCGTTCGCGCTCTTCGTGATGATCATCGTCAGCGTCCAGTCAGTCGTATCCTTCGGCGTGACACCATCATCCTCATATACGGTGATCGTCTCATGCCAATCGCCGCCTCTCTGCAATTCAATATCATCTTTCAAATACGGTACGATAACCTCAGTCATGGTCGCTCCTATACATGCAGCTCGCGCCGCAAAAATTGATACTGCATCTCCAGCGTATTCACCTCATCCGTGAACCACGCCACCAACACCCACTTCTTCCGCCTTGCCACGTTCTCCATCTGGTACCGATCTTCCCGATGCCCCGTGTGGAAGGGTCTACCCATCGGGTCGAGCATTGTCCACATTCCCGGCGTATGGATCAGAAAGTCAACCACGTTTCCACCGGAACGGTCCCGCCCACCGAACACCGGCACCTGAAACTCCCACGTCCACCCCGTGATCTTCTCGATTCGGTCCAGGTTGATACTGCACCAATACTCATCCTTCGAACCCGCCTTCATCCCCCTCACATAAAATGGCGGCTCATCCTTCGGGTCCTTCCACTTCTCCGCCTTTGGCGTCGCGTCCCCCTCCCCAAATGCGCTCCTGCTCCTTGCCTTTGGGGAGGGGCTAGGGGAGGGGAGGTTCAACCCTTTCCCAAACGTCACATACTTCTTCTGCTTGATCGCCATAGTCTCTTCCTCTATTCCTCCCCTAATGGCGCAGCCATTGGGGGAGGTGGCGCAAAGCGCCGGAGGGGGTTACGCATCCTGCAACGTCACCTGCACCAGGTACGCCTCGCGGCTATGCTCACTTCCACTCTCATTCTTGAACCGCACCTGCGTAAAACTGCCAACATTCAAGAAGACCATCTTGTCATCGAGCAACGGTGAAATGGATCTCATCTTCAGCATCGAGTCATTACTCGAATCCCCCCAATCGCGGATCTGTTGCAGCTTATCCAAACCGCTTATTGACTTGTCCCCCTCCCGCAAGCCCACCGCCTCATCATCCTCACACAAAATATTGAATGCCCCATAGAACGACTTCACATCCACCCGCATCACCGCAAAGATCATGATCGCCAGGAACACCGCCGTCTTGCTCGCATCCCGGGTATAGACTCTCAACCGGAATCGCAGTCGCTTCCCAGCCAGCCCATACACCGGCGTAAAGTCCACGGTCTGCGTCGGGCTGATCGTGAACGGCTCGTCCAAGGTCGTCCACTCTACATCATCATCCTTCTTGTAATCCAGTTCCATGTAGCAGATCGGGCGGTTATCGTTCGGGTCAACTTCCAGCCGGTCGCTTTGGATCTTCAGCAGCTTCACCATCTTCTGCACGTCATACATGCCCGCGTGCATCCGGCTCAGTTCAATTGCAAATTCTGGCGTGTGCAAATAATTCTCATCATCCAGTTCGTTCGTCGTCGAAGAAGGGAATGGCAACCAGATAAAGTCATTCCCTTGGTAGATCCACAACCGGTCCAAGTCCGTCCCAGGGATCACCTGAAACGCCATGTGTTTGATCCGCTGCCCCTTCGGTGCCCGATACATCTCATGCCACCCGCCGCTCACCAACACAGAACTATAGCCCGTGCTGCCCCCATCCACTGCCACAAAGAACTTCCCCGGGTATGCCACCATCGAGACAATGCTGCCCCGTCGTTCGGTCGGCAACCCTTCGCCCAGGTTCGGTCCCATGTCCGTATAGGTTCCGCCGTAATAGCGTTCGAGTCCTTGCAACAATGGGAAGTAAAGATACACGTCCTGCCGCATCGGTCGCACCCCGTTATAAAGACTCCGCACAGATCGGAACTCATCCGGTCCCACCGGGTAGGGATTGCCCGACGAAGACAGCACGTAGGGCATATCCGTTTTGAAGATCCATACCGCCTCATTCCCCGCCGGGTCTGGGTGTACGATCAAGCCTTGTATCCGCCGATACTTACTGTCCACATTCTTCGCCGTGCCCCACGTCAGCGCCGTGCCCCACGCAGGCACACTCGCATTCGTCGAAGTGTTCACGCTCACCGCCCCCGCCAGGTCATTGTTCGCCACAACGAACTTCCCATCTTGTGGCTTATACACCATGAACACCGCCGTCAACGTGCCCTCTGCCGCCTGGCAGTTCACCGCATCACTGAAGTCTGCCCACGCCCCGGCATTATTGAACGCCCGCAATCGTCTCACGGTCGTACTATCACCCATGCACACATACACCACCCCCTGCGGACTCACCACCACGTCCGTCACCGGCGCAGTCAACCCATGCCCGCTGATCAGTCGCGGCTTATCCCCAAGGATCACATACTCGGTCGAGGTCGTGTGGTCGATGGTCCACGCACTATCCAGTGTCAAACTTCCGGCTGCGTTCGCTGTGATCGTCCGCCACGGCTGCGCTTCCAACTTGCCCGGTCCGTCCGTAATCAGCACGATCTTCCCAACCCACTCATCGGTCGCCCAGCTTTTCGAAGCGTCGATCAACTTGGTCAACTGCCCCGTGTTCGAGTCCGCCGCCCCACGGTCGCCCATCTGGTACAAGGCAGGCGCACCGCTTGATCCCGAAACAAGGAAGTATTGCTGTTCCTTATATTCAAATCCCAGGCAGGTCTTCTCCGTCTCCGCATCACTGAGACGATAATACAGGTCAAACACCGCCGCCGTCGGCGAAGTCTCCAACGTCTCCGAAGCGTAGCTGCTGCCCACTTCTTCATTCACGCCCATCAACCAATGCTTCTTATCGTTATCGCCTGCATCCCCATACGCCACCAGCCAATAATAAGAACCGTTCGTCAAGGTCTGCGCCAGGCTTTGGTTCAACCACTCCATCAACACATCCGCCGTCTGTGTATAGGCAACGGTCACACTCGTCAACAGACTCCCCCTCGCCCCCGCGCTGTCTGCATACAATCCAATCGTCAGATCCCCAGGCTTCCCCCGTCGGCGCATTAGCATCCACGCCTTCGCGGTCGTCATGCCCGTCGCCTGAAATCGCTTGTATAAATATCGGTTCGCTCCCGTCATCTGTATCCACCCCACGCTCCCCGGCATGGATTGGATCAGACTCCGATGCGCACCGCTCACATACTGCTCCTGCGGTCCGGCATAGGCTTTATTCGCCCGCCACGTCGCCGCGCGGAATGAGTCATAAAACTTCGTACTGTCCCGCTCAAAGTCTAAATTCCCCCGTCCCCCGCTCGGGTCATCTTGTACGATCGGGTTATAGGGATATTCAAAGATGTCATACCCGCCCTGCCCGCTGGTCTGCTTGAAGGCGGTCGTCGTCACCGGGTTCACAGAATACAAACTCGGGTCACGGAATGGCTTCGGGTTTCCCTGGCTGTCAACGATGGTCAAACCCAAGGTCGCACCCTTCCGGTCATTCAGTTGGATGTGATGCGTCGGGTTCGCTTCATTCGGTGCGACTCTAATAGTTGCCACGTACCCCTCCCGCTGGCTTCAACATGATCTCAGGCATGCCGTTCCGTGCCTTCTTGCCTTTCAGCATTGCCATCACCTTATTGATCCGGTCATCGATCATTAGTTGACTCTTGCTTTCATACATCCCCCGCCCCCAATACAACAACTCCCGCGCAGCGGCTAGTACCAGCCATTGCCGGTTGATCTCTTGGCTGATCATCGTGTCATAGCTAGTGATCTCATCGTGCGGCTTCTTGTACAACACATGCAAAATATCCGCATCTCTCGGCGGATAATCTTCTTCAAAGCGCAGCACCCCATTCACCTTATCTTCATCCCAATGCGAAAGGACGCCCATCCTGTTATTCTCGCTGGGTCTCTCAAACCATATATCCCGCACGTTGTTCACGTTGGCAGGCAGGCTGAACTCCAGCGTCTCCCCATCCCCCGTCAGGGATACATCCTCACCCGTCACCCACGTCTCATCCAGCGCCGTCTGGATCGCTCCATAGATCTGATCGATAGGGTATACCCCTCGCGTGATCGCATAGCGCGGACCCACCACCCCAGCCGTGGTATTGGCGCTCGTCGGGGCTGCCGTCAATCCGGTGCAGGTTCCGTTGTCGATGCTGATATTGATCGTGCTGTCATTGGCTCTCGCGATCTTCGTGGTCAAGATCACATCCGCCCCGCTGCCAGAGATATCAAAGAATGCCTTCACGTCCGCGTCTGCATTCAACGCCGTGCGGATCTTCCCTCCCACCTGTGAGGCAGTATCCGTATTCAACACCGCCACGCTCACGGTCTTCGGGCTGTTCGGCATGGCTGCCGCCGTCACGATCACCGTCGCGTTCCCGCTGCCCGTCACCGTCCCCACCACCGTCCCCGTCTCCACCTGCTGGGTGCAGATCGCCGAACTCAACGGCTCATCGAACGTCACCTTCTGACTCACATGCCCATCCAACCGCAGCATTTTGTTTGCATGCGCCCCGCTCCGCAGCCACAAAACACCGTTGTTGTAATACTCACTCGCCTGTGTCAGGTTTCGGCTGTCCTTCAAATACGTCTTGCTGCCATCCGTCGCCTGCCCCTGCAACACATCCGTCACATGCCGCATCATTTCAAGGCTGATCTCATATACTGTGGTCATGCTCACTCCATCTCAAACGGAATGTGCCTGTGTCATTCACAAGCACATTGATCGTTTATTCGGTTGGCTCTTCGGTTGGCTCTTCGGTTGGCTCTTCGGTTCCGGGAATCTCCCAATCGATCTTTCCTTCCGCTGCTTCCAGAACTTCCTTACTCGGTCGCTTCCACTCTTCGGGAATTTCACCCGCCTCTTCCAACGGTTGCGGGATCGGTCGCAGGACGAATTCGCCCACCTTGCGAGATTGATCCAAATAGAACAGAACGACTCCATCCCGCTCCACCTGCACCTTCGCGCTCATCAAGTCTTCATAAGACACCACGCTCACAGGGGGCTGCTCACTGACATCTGCCTTTTTCTTTGCCATCATATTCTCCTTCTAAAAAAGCCCGCCCTCCCATTGAAGGACGGGCTTTTTATTCATTCGGGTTTTCTTTACAGGGTCGAGCGCTTGTTGTAGCGACCAGCAGGCACGATCCCCGCCATCACTGCGCCAGCATTGAAGTCAGCACCAGCATCGGCATCGGTGATCGTCAGGGTCAACTTCACGTAAGCACGACCGAACAACGGCACGAAGTATTCGGTGATCTTGTTGGTCAGCACGTTTGCATACGTGATGTCCGGCAGGGTCACAACTTCCTTCGCATTGGTTCCATCGTCCGAATAGGTCACGGTCGCCACGATCTTGTCGCCGGTCTCTGCCATTGTCGGCACAACCAAACGCAAAGACATCGGGTTCACGAACGGCGGAAGCTGAATGTAGCTGCCTGCCATTGTCGCGGTCAGATTGGTGCTGCCGTCACGGAATAAAAGTTCAGCATCTTGCATGTCACACTCTCCTTATAAAGCCTGGATGTTGTACAGCCAGGAGACGGAACGCGGGCTGGTGATGAAGAGACCTGCCGCCCAATCGAGTTCGACGTGCTTCAACACGCCGGTCTGCCACTCGAACGACTGCAAGCCGCTCTTGCGCTGGAACCCGGTCAGGTATTCATCGCCGAGTTTCACGAACATCATGGATGACTTGCCGTTCGATCCGGTCGGGATGCCGGTCGCGCCTTCATCGTCCGCGAAGATCTTGCTGGTCTGGTTGGCTTGATAGCCCATGTCGATGATCATCGGACCACCCTCGCCCCATGTGGTCACGGTGCGACCGAAGGCGTCCTTGGTGGTGGCGAAGAGTCCCAACTGGCGCAAGCCCGACTCAATGCGCAGCTTCACGGTGTCGCTGGTCAAGATCATGTCGCAGGTATGCTCTTCGCATTTGTACATGGCTTGGGCAACAAGGTCGAAGAATGTGTTGAAATTCGCGCTCAGGGAGGCGGCATCGCTGGAAATATCCACGGCACCACCCGCCACGATCTGGTCACTGAAGTCATTGAGTAAGCGGTAACGCAAACCGACGACGCTCTTGGTGTTGGCGCTGGGGGTGTTGTTGATCACGTCATTGTTCCAGCCATAGGCGAGAGCTTTGGCGTACATCTTCACGTTCCACGCAGCCGGGTCAGCAATGAGATCATCGCCGCCTTCAAGCTGGTGATCAAAGTCTACGCGCCCACCAAAGAGGTAAGCGTTCTCTTCCAACGGCTCGATCTGCCCTGTGCTGTGGGTGTACGAAGCGTTCAGGTTACGATTTTGCAATGTCGGAAGGGACTTGATGCGAAGGCTCTTAGCCTTCAGGGAATTGATGGTGTGAAACTTCATCTTTTCGAGCAGGAAGGATTCCTTGCGAAGGATATCCACCACGCCCGATGAGATCATCTTGCCATCTTTTTCAAGGAACTGGCTATATTCAGCCAGGGTAAGGTAACTAGCCATTAGGTTTCTCCTGGGTTATTTCTGCGGGGTATCTGATCGCCACTCGGTCTTCTTCAAACCGGCGCTGATCTTTTCTTCCGCAGTTTTGGGTTTAGGTTTATTCGTGCCGGTTGCCTGCCCATCACTTACGGTTCGGGCTGGCGCATTCCCCTTGAAGGACTTCACCCGGTCGGCTTTCGCGGCAGCGGCTTTTCCTGCGGCAAGGATTGTCTTTGCAAGGCTCCCATTCGGGTCTCGCAGGGCACTCTGGATGATTGCCCATTCTTCCTTGTCTGCCGGTGTGATCTCCACACCATAGCCGTTCACCACTTCGTCGATCTGGGTATTCACGAACATCAGCTGCGATTCAAAGTCGGCTTCCGGTGATGGGGACGGCTTGCCCTGCGGTCCCTGCTCGAACTCTTTCATCTGCTCCTCGCGGATGATGTTGTTCTTTGCTTCTCTCACCTGGTCTTCCGAGAGGTTGATCGTGCCTGCCTTGACCTCACGATCAAGGGACGATAACCTTTCCTGAATACGCTGGGTCGTTCGGTTTTCACTCTTTGCCACCTGCGACTGAATGCGGCTGTCAACTTTCTTTTCGAAGTCGGCAAGCATCGCCTCCACCTGCGCACGGGTGAACGTCTGCTCCGGCTGCGGTTCCTCTGTGGCGCTTCCCTCTCCGGGAGTCTGCTCAGGAACTTCTACGGTCTCCTCGATGGGCTGATCGATTTGACCTGCTTGGGAACTACCTTGTACTGGCAACATGAAAATTTTCTCCTTCTTGGGACAAAACAAAAAGAGACGGGTCGCAACTCATGTGAGTTGCGACCCGTCTCTTCGTCTGTCGGTCTAATATATTTTCCCTTCCGTGCTGCTATGGTTTCAAGCAGGGTCCGGTCGGGTTGTTACAAAAATTCTACCACAATTCCTCCCTCCCCCAAATATCCCGTCAGGGGATTTGGGGGAGGTGTCCGCTAGGACGGAGGGGGTCACACCTCCCCCATGATTGGCACCACCCCGCTCAACGTATTCCCATCTGCAAACACCGCCGCCACACTCAGCAGGTACATCGTCCGGTTCACCAATCCACTCACCGTCTCACTCGTCACCACATTCCCGCTGATACCCACCGACCCGCTCAGTAGGTCATTCTCATAGATGCCCTTCTTCTGGTTGAATAGCGTACACGTCGCACTCTCCACAGCCCCATGAATCGCCACATGCACCGCAAAGTCTAGCGGATATTTGATCGCCTCGTCCACACCCTGCGGGATTGTCCCGCTCACTCGTCTTGTTGCCATCTATCACCTCACATCAAAAGAAATGTCACGCCTCGGCACATCGAACGCCGTCTCTCTAGGCTTTACCACCAGCGAAAGGTCACGCTCCAGCACCATTCGGGTACTTGCCACCCGCACCGCCAGCATCCCCAGCGCCGTCCCCTCCTCCACCACCTGCCCGATCACGAACATCTTCACCACCAGCGCAGTCAAGACTCCCGCACTATTCGTCTCCACTGCCTGCCCGATCAAGATCCGCTTCACTCGGGTCAACGCCAGCGCACTATCCACTTCTGCATTCAGCCCCACTGCCTTCTGCTTCACACGTACCAACGCCAGCGCAGCATCCGTCTCTGCGTTCTGCCCCACGGCTTTCTGCTTCACTCGCGTCAATGCCTGGGCGGTATCGGTCTCCGCGTTCTGTCCAACGACTCCAACCTGTGGCGCTTCCCAAAATTTATTCTCGAAGTCTTGCCCATACTGCCCTTGCCGCTCTTGGTAGAACAACTCAGTCCCATCGGCAACCGATAGGTCAAATTCGAGATCATCCGAAGGGAAACGCCGGAACAGGTTAGCCATCCACCGACTCCATCCTCAACGCAGGCAGTCCCGTCGCCGTGCTATCCGCAGTCACCACCAGCCTCAACGCACTGTCCCCGTAGATCTGCGCCAGCCCGGTCTTCAGCAAACTATCCACCACGCCCTGGTTCGCCGAGTTCACACGGCAGCCCCACAACCAGCGCATCACATGCACGTTGAACGTCCCCACCGTCGCAACGGATGAACGCACTCGGGTCACCTGCTGAATTCCAGAATCCCCAGCCGCGAAGGGAACTTGATACATCCTTCCCAAGATCGGCGCGACACCCGTGGCGATCACACCCGTATCCCCAGCGTTCCCATCCTGGTCCAGGTAATTGATCTGGATGCTTTGGTTTCCAGTGAATTGTGTCGCCGCTTCCAGCCATAACTCCAGCCCGTTGTAGTCTGTGTTCGGAACCCGCCCAGCAAAACTTGGTTGACTCGCCAGCGTCACGTCGGCATTGAAGGTATATGCTCCCGCCGAAAATAAGCAGTCATACACATCAAGCCAACACGCCACCGAAGATCTCGCCAGGATGCGGTTCAGGTACAACGTGGCGTCAGGCGTAGCAATGGCAGGGTATCCCGCCACGGCATCCGTCGGCACAATCCCATTCGCCGTATTGCCCACCGCCATCGTGCCCGCGCCGGGGTTGCCCGCTTGGTCGAACACCGAGAAGGGAATGTTTGCCACCGCCGTCCTCGATGCGGTCTTCTGCATGGGGATGTTGCGCTTCTTTGCCGCGATCAATCCGTTCAAAGTTGTGATGGTCATCTCATTCTCCTACGCAGCCCTAAAGAAACCAGCTGCCGCCACCTGCATGATGATGTCGCTTCCGTCGGGGGTGATCGGGAAGTCATGGCAGGTCAAGGGGATCAGCGCCGAGTCCGTCCCGCCGGTGGTATCCGGGTCATAGCACACGATCACATCCGTCCATGCCGTTCCCGCTGCAACAGCACTCCACGTCTGGTCTGCCAGGTCCAGGTCGTAACGGTCATTCGTATCGTCCGGCGCAGGCAATGCCGCCAGATCTGCATCCGTCAACACCTTGCGAGCATAGCCCGAATTCGTCACCTCGTTCGCCGTGCCCGCCAGCAACGCCGCCAGATCGTCACGGTCCTTCATGGTCGCGTCGGCGTCCCCATTCGCATCGATCACCACCAGCACCAGCGCACTATTCGCCGGGTCATTCGATTTCACGCGGTTATAAAACTCAACCACGCGCCCCTTCGCAATATTGAAAACAAAATCAGCCATCTCATTCTCCCTTTGGTGGTTCTTCATTTCTGGCAATGGACGCATTCGCCCACATCACAGCTTCTTCGAGGCTGGTGATCGCCAGTGATTTTTCCCGCGAGTCCGGGCACATGGCATCGATCAACTCAGCAAATGCCAGCGCATTCTTCCGTATGTTTTCATACTTCTGTGTCTGGTTCCCTACGGGAGGGTGATATGTAAAACGTTTCTTCAAATCTGCAATCATCTTATTTCTCCTTTTGTTTTTTGCTGACCGCTGAAAGCTATCAGCTAATCGCTACCATACATCATCCCAGGCAACACCACACTCTTCACCCAGGTATCAAAGTTCTCCATCGGCTGCCCCTCCATCACCCACACATTCATCAGCGCCGCCCGTGCCCCACTCGGAAGGGACCCGCCCGTGTATGCCGTCTCACGCACGATATCCTCCAACCCCGGCATCCACCCGCTCGTATCTACCCGGTCGAACGCATCCCCCTTGAAGATCGGCTGATATTGAGGGTAAGCCTCATACCATCGGTCCTTCCAATCCCAATACGCCTTCAACTCAGGATGTTCCAACAGATACTTCTGCTTCTCCCGTTTCGTTGCCAGGGCATAATACCCACTCTGCTCCTCGTAATAATTCGGATAATCCCTCGTCCGTTGGCTGAAGAACTGATCCGTGATCGCCGTCACCTCTTTAGGATACAGCTGCAAGGTTGATCCCGCTGGTTGAGTAGCCTGCGTGTTCTTCGCAGGCGTATCGAAACCAGCAGTCTTGGGAACAAGTCCACCCAACAACCGCGTCCACTCCGCCAACTGATCGACCGGAATAGACTCATAGCTGCGCGTCTCCTTATTCAAGAACGCCTGCTGGAACAGTTCACCCAACTCAGCCCGCGCCTGCTTCTGGTTCGTCGTCCCCAATTCCATATACGTATCCCAGATCTGCCCCACCAGGAACGACTGCAACAACTCGCCATCATCCTTCCCCTTCGCCAGCCATGCCTCATACTCAGGATGCTCCTCAAAGAAGTTCGTGATCGCCTTCGTATCACCAGCATCCGCCAGCTTCCACGCCTCATTCCATTCCTGCTTCAAGCCACGGAACTCCAACTCACCCTCGGGCAAGATCGAAGCGCCAAACATCGAAGGCAGTGCCGCCTGTGCTGCACCCTTCAATCCATCGTGAAGCGCCGCATACGTCACCCCAGCCAATGGGACTCTCAGCGCCAGTTCCATATCCACCCGCTCCGTCGCCTGTGTCCAGATCGGTCCACTCTTCTCGATCATCGCCAGCTGTGCTTCTTCCGCAGAGATCAATCCCTCCGCCACCATGTTCGCCACTTGCCGCTTCGCGTAATACTCGGCATACTCGCCATGCGTCGGCAGGTTGAACTTCTCCCGCCCCCAATCCTCAGCCTTGCCGATCAAACCAAACAGATCACCGACCGGCTCCGCCCAGGTACCATCCGTCACTGTATCCAATGCGCGAGACGTATTCCCCAGCGGGGTCGTGCTGACCTTGTTCGGGTCGCCCGTGCTGATACCCGGCACCTTCACACCAGCCAAATTCAACGGGGTTGAGAGATACCAAGCCGGTCCAAAGAAGCCAGTGAAGAAATCCATGGGACTCGCGTTCTCGTTCTCACGCCTCAGTGCCGCCTCTTCCTGCGCCCGTTCCCACACCTTGCCCGTCTGGTTCTGCGCCGCTGCTAATATCTCCGCATCACTATACGTTCCGTCTGCCTGCCACTCCTGCAAGACTCTCTCCGCCTCGATCTGCTGATAGGTCTTGGTCTGCTGTGCCCGCTCTAAATAACGGATCACATTCTCAGGGAAGAACAGGTTGCGGAAGGGGTCAATGTACAAACTATCCCCAGCCCACTCCGGCAACCAAGGCGCAGGGATGCGGATCTTCCCACGCAATCGCTCCGGCATGTCGTTCTCATAGCGTTCCTGCTGCATGCGCGCGCGGGCATAGTTCGAATACAGTGCAGGCTTATCCAACCCCCGCCCCGCCCAGGTGAACAGGCTCCGCGTCGTATACAACTGATACGGCAATATAGCATCCGCCGTCCGGTCGAACCCATAGCGTTTCGAATAATTCAACAACGCGAAATCACGCTGCCGCTCGGCATGTCGCACCGTCGCCAGCTTCGTCGTCGCCATCTCATTCTGCACCTGCCGCATATACTTCCGCAGCATCGCCTGCCCCTCGGGGCTATTGTCACGCGCAGCACCATCGAGTCCCGGCTGACGGC